AGACACCCTCACCAACACGGCGTTGTGCTAGTAAAATTTTTCCCTCTTTATACTCACGCCATTTCTCATCTGCGACCTGATCCGCAGTCTTGGATTCTTCGGTTGGCTTTTCTTTGCCTTTCGGTCCAGCAACTTTCTGGCGGTCGTTCATAAGATTGCCGACCCAATAAACTTTCCAAGTCATTTTAGTCTCCGTAAAAAAGATGAAGTCCGATTCTAGCCATGAAATTCATGTCACCAGACCAACTGGGCCTCACATACGATGCGTGATAGTGGGTTGCTGTCTCGGTGTTGGCGACCCTCACACCGTCAAGAGCAAGTTCAGCTACATACAGAGCCTGCTCCCAAGCTAATTCGTCGTTAATCTTTTCTGGCCTGCCGTCGCACCAGTAACTAAAAGCGCAACGGTTTCTGATAGGCATACCACCAACATAATGCCCCTGATGAACCACATCACAGACATTGTCTGGATATTCCGGCCTCTGCACACGCTCCAGAACAACGCCAGCAACAGCAATCTGACCAATGAATGGCTCTGATCGAGCCTCAAAGTAGACTGCCTCTGCTAGGCAGTTTTTCTGGTCTTCAGCTTGTGCGGGAAAGGGGGAGAGCAGGAGGGCCAGAAAGGACAAAAGAACCCCGCCTGCTCTCGGTCCAACCTTGGAGGGTTTGTGGACACGCCCCTTATATGCACCAAGATTCATTACGTCAAGGCCCCGGCAGAGAGGGCCTGACTGTCCCCCTCCATTTCGTCCATTTCGTCCCGGACGATGACCGCAAGATCAAGGTATTCAAGCTCAAGCAGCTTTGGGTCACTGTGAATCAGGCCGGGGAAAACCATTAGAAACCTGTCCAAAGCCTTCTGGGATTTGTCCCCCCACAAATGTGACGGAATGTTTATCGGGCAAGCCATTAGATCAACTCCGGTCCCGGCGCTTCGATAACGTGCGCGTGATTCATGTGAGCAATTGCGTAGGGGTCCGCTGGGGGTCTCTTGTGGTGCCATTCGTACCAGCGATAGTGAAGGTGACTCAGGAAGATTTTCACAGCGTAGCGTCTGGCACGGGCGTGAATGTGGGCCGGTGGCAGCTTGCCGACTGAGTAGTACGAATAAGCCACCGTGGTCTTGCCGACCTTCTCTGCCTTCTGAAGCGCAACCTCCTTGAACTCAAGGTTTTCGTTGTCAGCCTGAAGCTGAGCCTTGGTCTCCTTGTAGATTTTGCCGTAGAAAGACTTGTCGCTATTGCTGCGCTTGACGAAAGACTCACCCGCCTTGAAGGCAGCAAGCGTCTTCAGCTTTGCGTTCCAAGGACGAACCTGACCCTTCTCCCAAGTCTTCTCGGGGTTTAGGCCAGCGAAAGACCAGAAGTGCCCGTATGTCGGAGCTTTCTTAATGTCAAAGTGACAGAGGAACCCAGCCGCAATGACGGGGCCAATCCCATCCTGAGCCAGCAACCAACGACCAACAGGGTTGTTCTCTGCATAGACTTGCAGGCCAACCTTGGCGTTCTTCTCAAGCTGTTCGTAGTTGGCCTTCGTCAACTGCAAGACGTTTACAGGCTCACCGGCTTTCTCCATCGATCTGATTTGGGCAGCCGTCGCAATGCGGTTCTTCTGCACCGTGTAATACTGATCTACCAAGAACCGGGCCTCTTGCCCGCCAAGAGACTGAAATGCCTTGCGCTGATCTTTTGTGAGCCGCTTGATGCTCTCGATAAGGAAATCGGAGTCGATCTCAAGCTCATCGATTTGCTCAGCGGGACGGTCGTAATGACTTCCAATGCTGTTTTCGTCCATAGTAAATCTCCAAGTTGACATTCGTGTCTTTTGACACAAGACCAACATAATTGGGCTACGGACAGGATCAACGACTATTCGCGTCGTTGATCTATTTCTTCTGATGATGTTGCATCAGTGCAACACTCAGGACTTGGCAGTAAAGGTTCCGTCCTGCGTTTTTTCGAGGGCAACCGTCTTTGCTTCTGCCAGCTTCTGAAGCTCTTCGAGTCTCTTTTCTATCTGCTCTTTGGACATCAGTTTCATGGGGTCATCGCGCTTCTCGTTGAGAAGTCCTCCCATCTGTGCGCGGAGCTTCTCAGCGGCTACGGCTGCGCCGTACTGACCGTTCTCTATAGCGCCATTCCTGATGTTGAGGAGATCGCGCATACTCCGCTCTGCTGAGATACCGTACTCAGCGGCAATGTCATCCTGAAGCTCTGCGCGATAAGCCCCAATCTTGGGGTCTTTAAGAAGGCGGGTAGCAGCCTGAGCGGGCTGTGCAAATCCAGCGCGTCGTGCCGCCTCAGTCTGAGAGCAGTTGCCGTAAACCAATTCCCTCACAAAAGTCTTCTGACGCTCGTTCAGGGCAAGGTCTTCTGTCATTCGGTCAGTCCGGGACTGAAGTGGTTTTCAAGGTAATCGTCAGTCATCTGAGCAATGTAGCGTCTATCGCTCAGCATCAACTGCGACTTTATAGCCGAGATGCTGGCCTGCAACATCTCAACTTGCTGTTCTAGTGGCTCAAGAACCTTCAGGAACTTCTCGTTGACCTCGACCATGCCAACCTCGCTTCCCTTTGCGGGAATAAGACGCACGGCCTTTTTTTGGCACAACCTTCCGTTGACGGAAAAGCCTGTCAGCAAGCGCTCGCGCGTATGGGTTTCTAGTAGTCATAGCAACACATACTTACACACGAGTGCTAGTAGGTCAATTAGTTGCTTACCCTACTATCCAGAAAATGCACCATTACATGCTGGTCATACTCGTTACAGTTGACGCACTGTAGCCTTCCCTCTCCTGTAACTAGAAATCCGGGGCACCCACATGACTCGCAGGAGCGGAGAATTTCGTCAGCGCCGAACTCCTCGCCAGTTTCGTCCTCAATTTCTTTTAGGATTTCCTCAATCACGGGGGGCCTCTTTTTCATTGGCTGCCGCCCTTTCACTGATATGCCATGACAGATACCTCGGCTCTATTAGGGAATTATAGTCCTTAACTTTCCAGTTGTCGTAATAACCCCTCTTCAGCAAGTCCTCGCTTGCGGCCATTAGCAAAGACAGCCTCTGAATAAATATCATTCCGTAATGGTCGAGATCGGGAACCTCTTCGTATGTCTTATACAGGAACTCGAAATGGTCAGATTCCGGCTGGTCATCAGGATGGAACGACATCAAGTAAATGTCAGACGGGGCCAGAACCTTATTGGCCTCCATACACGCCCGGTCCATGTCTTCTGAGGAAACAAGCGCCTGCCAGTTTGGAATTGCTATAATGTGGACATCCTTGTCATCCTCAATAATGCTCTTGATGCCGTTGTCGAATATCTCTGGGCATTCGATCAAGCCGCCGTCAACGTCAGCAGGAATGTGAAAGACCTCGATAGACACTTTCTTCTGCTTCCACGCAGCTTTCGCGTAAGGGCACGGAGGAAAGCCATTCAGGAACTCTGATGGCTCCTCCAGAACACCAAGGCTCCACGACCTGATGTCCTTCATAATCTTTGACTCTATGCTCATCGCAAAGACATCTCTGCTCGACGCGAAGACTCCGCTGTGCGGTACATCTCGAACTTCATCTTCATGTAGTCCGCCCGCACCTTCGCAAGGTTAGCTTGCGTTCTCATCTGGTTGGCTTCCTTTCTGATGTCAACGTATCTCTGATCCTGACGAGACTTGTGTTCAGCCTTGTTGACAGGAATGCTCCCCCACTCCGTCATAATCTGACTGAATATAGTCTTGCTACTGTCTTCAAGAAGACGAGCCGCGCCGTCTAGTTCCACCCACTTCTCCGATGCCAGCCTCCACTGTTCCGGCAAGTCGCTTAGCCTCTCTGACGACGAACCATCCCTGCTCATAGTCGAAATTGCTCTCTCGGATAAGGTAGGCGAGTTTGATTGGGTCAATGCCATGTCTATCCCACCACTCTCTCTCGTTGCTCTTATGCTGTGCGTCCGGTCCATCAGTGTGATGGTAGGGACACAAGGGAACTACACGATCATCGTCGGGCTTCAGCCCCATTGCATAGTGCCCAATCCTAACATGGGCAGCCTGAGCATCAGCACCGCAAAGCACACAGCCCAGACTAGCCACATACTGAAGATACTTCTTCGATCTAAAACGGGATTTCGTCATCAAGATCGTCGAAAGAAGACTCTTTGGCAGGAGGCGCTTCAGAACCCTTAGAGCCTCCAGATGACTTTCCGCCAATGAGTTTAAGCTCACCGCCATACCCCTGAATGACAACTTCGGTTGTGTACTTGTCTTGACCAGATTTATCAGTCCACTTGCGTGTCTGAAGCTGACCCTCGACATAGACCTGAGACCCCTTCCTGACGTAGCCGTCAATGAACTTGCAAAGGCCGGGGCTGAAGCAAACAACACGGTGCCACTCAGTCTTCTCTTTCCGCTCACCGGATGATTTATCCTTCCAAGACTCAGATGTCGCCACAGAAAAACTGGCGATCTGGTTCCCGTTCTGCGAAACGCGAATCTCAGGGTCTTTACCCACGTTTCCAATCAACGTGACTTTATTCAAACTAGCCATTCAGCTTTTCCTTCATTGCATCTTTAACTTCTACAAGGGCAGAGTAGAGAGAACCGTCCCCCTCAGACACCAGCTTCAACGCCTGCGCGGATTCAGCCCAGATTTTTTTCAACTGATCCAATGACTTGCAATCACGAAGCAGACCCTCAATTTGGGATGCCCTCTCGTTTGCTTGCTCGATTGTCAGACGGACAACAGGGGTCTCCTGCTTAACAGAGCCAAGCATGGATTTCAGTCTCGGAAGTTCAGACTTGGCGATAACATATGAACGCCCACGGGCCTCCAGAGCCACCCAAGGACTATCAAGGGAGTACAGATAACGACCAATACCCCACAACACGGCAGCCCGCTTAAACGCATCAGACAACGCGCCCTTCGGACCCTCAACATCAGTGTCGCCAGCGCCGTTTGATTTCACCACCCATTCGTCATTGCAACGAACGGCGATCTCACAGACGGTCTTGTCTCCAGCATGGCTGTATCTGCATTGCCAGTTCTCCGGGCCGCAGATTTGGTCAAGCCGATCCATCACCGCTCTGGCAGTGATGTAAGCAAGAGCAATACCTTTTGTTTTGTCTTTGTTGGTGGCCCCAACTCGCCATTCGATTTCGTCGGGGTTAAACGGCGCACTCAGATCATGCAGATTCATTTCTTACTCCTTCCTGATACTGCTGGCAGAATGCGCTCGCGCCGCAGTATCGCTGACATCGCTTAAATTTTTCACCGATCCGCAACTCAACTTTACCCTTTCCTACATTGTTGTAAAGATATTCTTTTGCCTGTTCCTCCGTATCGAAGACCCTTGTCGCCCTCTTCGCGCCGGGCTTCATCACGGCGTAAGTATCCGCCGTCGCCCACCTGTCTTCTTCGCTACAAAGAACATTCTCTCCATCAAGGGCTGCCTCCAGCGCCGTGACTTGCTCTTGGATGTAGAGCTTGGCCTTTTCTTCAGACCAAAGCGGGATGTCGTAACTGCCCCACATATGCTCCGGGTAAGAGCCGCCATCAAAAGAACGACGCTC